AGAGAACTTCTTCACTTTCTCACTTCCTTCCTCTCGGTGCAGCCACTTCGATATACTCGATAGCGCAGGCACATCTCGGGTGTGCAGGTGGTAACATATGTTGTCCTGCAAACAGAACCTTTCCTTTGAAATCAAAGTCGGAGTCCATATCTACCTCAGTACCTTCCAGCGCATTGCAGATGTCGCACACCGAATCGTCTCCGGATGTACTCCATCTCTTTACCATCGTTCCAAGATACCCTTCGCCCTGTGCCTGGCGTATGCCTTCATCGGCTCCACGGTTATAAGCAAAAGCACTCTCGGTCTGAGCGATTGTGAATGCCCTGGCCCGGTGCTGTTTCTCTGCATATTTCTGAGAAGCGTCCAATGCCTTCCGGCGGATGCTCTCAATCTTCATTCTCGGATGCTCTTTTCGCATCGTAGCCACGATATTGTCATAATACCTGGCGTTTGCTCTTGCGTCACCCTCTGTCAGACCGATGCATGGACGAATGAGCCTTGCCAGTTCATCTACTGTATGGCTCTCTCTCATTTTCTTTTCCAGGAGTGCCGCTATTGCGTCCTTCTGTTCTTCTGTGCATCGGGTAACAAACTCAGCTCCTCTTTCACTGATCCAGTCGAGAACGCCAGGTGTCTGAGTGTTAAACTCAAAAGCGAGACCGTCCAGGATTGGTTGCCCGGTTGGTCCCGCTGCTATTGCCTGCGTCCACATTGACTGTAATCTCTCGGCAACAAGCACTGAGTAATCCTGTTGCCAAGCCTCTAATGTCTCTTTGCTGAGGCTTCCGTCCGCTACTGCCTTTCGGAGTTCCTGGTACGTGATGGCATCCTGCTGATCCTGCCAAAACCCGCATAGGATTTCAACCGGTTCGTCACATTCGTTCTGCAGGTACTCTTCAAGTCTGCGTAGGACTTCTTGACTGCCCGGTGTCTTTGCCTTGCGTATTCGCTTTGGCCGTATGAACCTTATTGCCATTTGCACTGCTCCTTCCTAATCGCCTTTTAGCGGCTTCCGCCACATTGTCGGGGATTTCTTCGCCTTCGTCGTTTCCATCGCTTCCTGCGGCTGTCTCAGGCTCCGGTGGCTGGTTCTGCTCCGCCTGTTGCTTACGCCGCTGGTCTACTGTTCTGTCGTCCGTTGTCCTCTCCGGCAGGTGTCCGACCTGGCGAATGTAATCTTCCAGTCCGTCGTCCGGTACTAAGATTCCGATGCCAGTCATATCCTTGATGAATGCCGCAACCTTTGTTACGTCCACATCTGCAATGTCGCCGTGGGACATCTTTGGGTACTCCGTGATGCCTGCAAAATGTTCACCGTTAATATCGATCAACGGCGGGATGCCCTGGCTGTTGAATGTCTCGCAGATCATGTCTAGGAATGCACCGATTGCCATAGCGAACAACTCCGTCTTATCGGAACTCAACGCCCAGGAACCGGTCTCTGAATGCCCTAAGAAAATAAAATCCGCCAGTACCGTCATTGCAATTCGGGTATCGTAGCGGTTGATGATCGCATTCGTGTCAAACTGCCGGGTGCCGCCGGAACTTAACAGCTCCAACTCATATCCTGCTGGAAGTACCACACCTTCCATCTCGTCTCGGCGAATACTCTTTACCATATTTTCCAACGCAATTCGTGTCTTCTTGTTGTCCTCAATATCATCGTTCCAAAGGTCTAACCCTTCCGGTCCGTGCATTACCGGGAGTCCTGCAAGGTCTCTTTCAATGCCGATTCCTTCAATCTCCTGGATTCTTCTCTTGAAGTACCAGGATCGGTAAGCATTTCTCAAAATGCTTCGTCCTTCCGGGTTGTTCTTCCTGCTCTTTGTACGGAACAGCAAAGCCTTACTCATTGGTATCGTGTAGGTACCAAAGTCCGGAGGCGGCATCTGAGTCATTCCCAGCAGATTGTCCTCGTTGTCGTATTCCCATCGGTAGAGCGTTTCCTGCGCTCTGATAGGCAATTTCTTCCATCCAATCAAGCCATCCGTGTACTTACTCTTCGTGGTTGGGTTCTTCGTATTTCCCATGCGGCGCTTATACACGATCTCGTGGAAGCTCCAACCGTAAGTGAGGAAAGATAAGATTTCCGAAATTGTGTCCGTCCAGGTGTCCTGCATATCGTGCATACAGCTTTCTACGAACTCTGCAGCCTCTTTGTCCTTTGCGGTATCGCCTCCCGGCTCTACATTCCAGTCGCACTGTCTTACCAGCATCTCGATAGCGAAGAGGATCGCACCTACCACATCGTCATTCTCAGACATTTCACGGTAGACCTCTATTCCTCGTGTGCCTCTCAGTTCGTGAAGGAACTCTTCGTAGATTGTTCCTCCGTAGCGTCGCTGACCTATGCGACCGATTTCTTTGTTAGCCATCTGTTCTCACCTCACTTATTCCAATAACTGCTCTTGCCTAACTGGCTATCCTTAGGCGGTGCTGAGTATGTAGCACCACTCTCTAACTCCGTAAATGCTGACGAACTTGCATCCACCATATCCTTGAATTTGGACTGTGGGAAGTTCTCGCACTCGTTGAAATACTCTTCATTCCACGGTGCAATCAGCACATCGACATTGCCTTTATCCATGCCTTCAAGTCCTAACCATTGTGCTGAGAACGGTTCTGCTCTCGTTACCTTGTCTCCGGACTCTTGAATGCACTTAACAGTAAAACCAGCCAAGAGCTTCATAAAACTCTGTGCCTGGTCTTTACCTGCCTGGCCTGGGTCCTGCGGAAGTCTTGTTGCTACCCTTCCGTATTTCGCCCTGTCGGCTATGCAGGTCTGCCTTATAATTTCTCTCACATCGGACGAACTCAACCGGCGATTGATAACGTCGGCCACAATGTACCGTCCGTTTCTTCTCTTTCCGATCAGCACGCCTGCTGTGTATGCCGGGTCTCCCTTTTCATCCTCAGATGTTGCCGCAAGGTCCCAGCCTCTCGCCCACTTGATAACATCGGGCGGTATCTCTTCCAGCATATTTACCTTTACTCGCTTGAACATCAAACCTGCGGCGGCTTTAATCTTCCAGTTGCCATGCAGTAGTCGCTCTCTCTGCACAAGAGCCATCGCCTGCAGGTTGGCTAAATACCCTGGGTCATTCTTCATCAGAATTTTGTTATCATGCAGCGTACTCGCAATGAACGTCACGCTCTTAGGCATCGTCTCAGCCTGTTCCGGCTTGACACCGTTCTCGATAGCTCCCTGCACTGCCTCTTCCCTGCTGTCAAACCAGGTAACGACCTCATTCAGTCGCACCATCCAGCGGATCACTCCCGACCGTTCCGGTATTGGGTAGCCGGTCTCTTGGTTTATCCACCAGGAAATGAACTCAGCAACCCAAGAGTCTGCGTCGGGGTTGCAGGTGGCTCGTACATACGGCTTTACACCGGAATCTGTACGGTTTCGAGACAGCATATAAAAGAACTGGTACTCGCTAAAGTGCGTCAGCTCGTCAAATCCTATCATCGTGAGCTGTGAACCCTGCCAGTCGTCGCAATCTTCATCACGTCCGAGGTGGGCGAAATTGACCGATGCGCCTCTTTTGAAAGTCCAGTGTAGTTTTGGTGTCTTTAACGGCTGGGAACCTTTCACGTAGCGGTAAATCTTTCGTGAACTATCCCATAAGCCTCCTGGAGATGTTACCTGCGTGTAGTCACGTCGGAAGATAGTTGCGTTGTAGTCCGGATTGTTCATGTACCGAAGCGGCTCTAACAGCAGTCCAAAGGTTTTTCCTCCGCCTGCAGCGCCTCCATAAATGCAAATATCCGCAGAGGTCGCTAAAAACATTTCCTGCGGTCCTTTCTGCGGAGCTAATACGATTTTCTCTTTCATCAATCGTCCCTCCCATTATCCGGAAGGTAAATCTGAACCTCCGCATCATTGTCGCTGGTCTGATCCACATAGTCCTGTGGTCTATCCTGCCAGCGGTCTCTCTGCCGGTTCTTCAACCAAAATATCTGAGCCGTGACATCCGGCGGTACGTGCTTCTTGGTCTTTTCAATCTTGACCGGTTTCACATTGCCGTCCTTGTCATACTCAATGATTTTCTTCTCTTCCTCGTACTCATAGCCGGTAGCTCTCTCGTAGAGACTCCTTATTACCTTCGCATCTGATACGCCTTTACCTTCTCCAAGCGCCTTGCCGAATGATTCGTGTTCCTTGGCCCATCGCATAATGGTTCGTTCGGAGACTCCCATGGCAAGGGCGATCTCTTCATTGGTGGCACCCATTGCAGCCAAAGACCACGCCCAGTTATCGTGGTAAGGGGCATTGTATTTTGGCTTAGCTGCCATACATTAACTACCTGCCACTGAGGTAGTCAGCACATAGGTACTCGATCAGTTGCCACCTGTTCTTACTCGTGATTGTCCCTTCCTTCTCAGCTTTCTTGATTGCCTGCTGAATAACGGAAGCGGACTCACCCGGTACCGCATTACTGCCAAACAGTTTAGCGAGGTAGGTCCATTCTCCTTCCTCTGTGAAACCGCAGTCGTCCATCTTCTGAGCGGCGTTCTCGATCATGGAGTGGATAGCCGCACCGACGTTTCGGATGTCCGTAAACTTCTGATACTTGCTAAGTGTCTCCACAAATCCCTTGCACTGCTCGTAGGATGCCACGCCCACAATGTCCGGAGCCTTTGATTCCAGGTCTTTAACCAGTGCGTCCATATCCTTTACCTGGTGCGGAAGGAACGTAAACGTCACATTCTTAAAATCAAACTGAACCGCAGGACTCAGCATCTTGTCGTACTGTTCCAGCGGTTCTTCCATGATCTCCTTGCCGACGAATGACTCGATCATATCGTCCACATCATCTATCATCTTCACAATTTCTCTTAACGTACTGTCGTCGTCGAAACCGGAGATTGCATTGTGCGCCAGCTGCTTTGCCGCAATCTTGCTTCGTGATAAACCGGACACATCGACAATAGCGATGATTTCCTTCATCTCTGCAGCACGTGCGCTCTTTACTCTGTGGTGGCCGCTGATGATTTCCAGCTTGCCATCCACCAAAACAAAAAGAGGCAGGCTTTCCAGCTGTCCTCGCTTCTTGATGTTGGCGGTCAACTGATCCTGCATCTCGTTTTTCATTATCCTGGCATTGATGTCCTGCTCCTTAACCTTATCCAGCGGAACCTTGGCAATCACCAAGCCGGAACCCATATCGTAGATTACTTCGCATCCTTCGATTTGCTGGATGCCTTTGCTCTGTTCTTCTGCCATTCGTTTTCCCTCCTTAGCCATTCTTGAAGTGTCTGCTGTTCGGTTCTTCCCTCTACCAGTTCAGCCTCATACGTGAGCTTGTAGCCGTTCTTCTTGTCCTCAACCCTGTTTACCAGTTTCATGATGCCTCGTACCTCTTTGTTCTCCGGGTACCTAGTAAGCATTGCTGTGCGCATCTTCGCGACCTTCTCCTGCTCGATATTATCCAGGAGCGTATCTACAAACTCTCTGTTCTGCGCCAGCATATAACACAGCCTGCCGAGGCGGTATGTCTTGTGTGGCACCTTCATCACGTACCAAACGAATACGCTGTCAGCCGCCATCTTCGAGATGCCGAATACACCGGCCACATAACCGTCGATCAGCAATGCCCTGTTGAACGTCGCCGATGAACCGACAAAATTGTGAGTCCATAACTCTCTGTAATACTGAGCTTCTGCCGACTTGATCGGGATAACCTGCACCTTGCTATCTTCCTGGATCACATAATCTCTCGGAAGCATACTGCAGTCTAACGGCTGTAACTTACTCTCTGCTGGACGCTTTATCTTCTTGCCGTTTGCAAGGGCGGTTGCCTCTTCCTCTCTGTTCGTAGTGATGTAAGCATTCAAATCTGCTCTTGTACCGGAGCGGGCGTATATCGTATATCCTACTGCTTCGCCCACTCTCTTCTCCTGGTAGCAGATAACCAACGCCTTCGCATCCATGCAGAGGTCATAGAACTGCTGGTGTCCTGTCTCCGGGTCAAACAGTTCATACGGCGGTTCCTTCCAGGTCATCTTGCCCTGTGTGTCGTAGAACTTCTCATATCCGGAGAAGTAGGTCGGTGGGTTTGCAATAACCAAAGCGTGCGGATCGTCCAGCACCTCTTTCAGATGCTCCCACATATCCAATGGTCTGTAACTCATGCCGCCGAGCAGGTTCTTGATTACCTCTATCTGCCGATTGATACTCTCGATGTGTTCCTCTCGTCTGAGGCGTAGGTCTGTGAGTATCTGATAGAAATAATCATTGCCCGCATTTTTCGAGGTTCTGAGGTACAGCTGCGCATACAATGCTGTTGCTGGGTCAAGAAGTTCTTCGTCACTAAAGCCTTGTGCATGGATTTCCAGCGGCTCTAATGACTGGCCGGTAATCGCATATCCGAGGACTGTTGACATCATATTGACGTCGCTGGTCTCGATCTGCTCCGGCTTAAACCCATTCTGTACTGCCA